ATGCCAATCGACATTACAAACATAATGACACCAAGCCTTTTATACTGCGATAACGCTGTCCGGGCCGGGCAGCTTATCGACAACTATTTCACTTACATTGAAGGTGAATATCATATTGAACAAAAACCTGTAAAAGTTACCAAAGATCATGTAGAAACAGTAGACCAAAAAGTGTGGGACCGCCCCCCGGAACCTGCAACCATATCAGGCCTTGCGTTTTACCTCGGCTTTAACAGCCGCGACGAACTGGAAGCATACCGACGCGCGGGCCCTTTTGCAAAAGCTTTAAACCGTGCAGTACTACGTATTGAGGCAAGCTATGAAGCAGCGTTACACCAAAATGCTACCGGGGCCATGTTCGCGCTAAAAAGCATAGGATGGAATGAAAAGCCACCCGAACCCGTAAACAGCAACGACAATAACAACACCCTTAAAGTGGAGATCATCAATACCGGCCCCCCACCTGCCGGTAATGAAAAAGATGTTCCGCTATGAAAGGAATTTTATTCCAGGCGGTTAAAACCTAAACCATGACCAATGAAACAATCATAACCGACGAAATATTCACCACGCCCGAGGGCTTTAGCTGCTCGGTGCTTTTTAAACAAAACTATCAGTCTACCGCACATATTGTAGTTAACCAGGGTGGCACCAGCAGCGGTAAAACCTTTGCTATTGAACAGGTATTGTTTTGCCTTGCAGGCGAAACCGCCAAACAGATCATTACCATTGTTGGGCAGGATATTCCAAACCTTAAGGCCGGTGCCCTGCGCGACGCGCTAACCATATACCACAGTTCGGAAATATTGCAGGGCAAAATAAAAAGCTATAATAAAACCGACCGTACCTTTGAGTTTGCCAACGGCAGTGGAACAATGGGATAAGCTTGCGCAAAGCTGGGAAGCACAGGCCCTTAAACCCGGCGCCTTTATGGATTATGAAGGCGTTGTGGACCTGTCGGATTTTATGGTACAGCGTTACTTAACCAAAATACAAATTGCTAACGAGCGTTTGTACTGGTTAGGCAAAAGCGCTACTAAAGAAGCTGCTTTCACTGCCGATTTCCCGGGTTTATTACCCTCTATAGCTGCTGCATCAGGCGTGTACAAGGTTGGCCTGAGTAAACCGGCCACCTCATTGGCTGCTACGGCTATAGATGCAAACGGCATTGTAACGGTAGGGGATACCTCGAACTTAGCAGATGGCGATGTGGTTACCATTACGGCGGTTACCGGTACAATCAAGGATACAACTAACGGTACGCCGGGCGTTGCAATTCAGGGGCAATCCTATTTTATACAGATTGCGGGCGCTACTACTTTTAAACTGGTACGTAATTACAATGAAGTAAACAGCCGCAAACCGGCCACTTTTACAGGCACCGCTACCGCCGCCACCGTAAATTACATTAACGTAAGCAACGTATTACAGGTATTAGGCAGCGTTTACGCCCAGCTTGATCCGGCCGACAGGATTCAGGATGATTTTAACCTCCAGATTCCGCTACATGTTGGTTATGCTTACGCACAGGCCCAGGCTAACAAAGCACTTAACGTGATCAACGCGTTTACCGACATGAAAAAGATGGACTATTTGGGCATACCTCTGCAGGTGATGAATCACTGGCAGGCCAATACTATTTTGGGTGCAAGGTCGTCAAACTTGTTCCTGGGTGTGGATTTGCTGGGTGATGCTTCCGAGTTATCAACCGTTTACCTGAAACCTTACACCAACGATAATGTGGTGCGCATGAAAGCCCGTATGAAGGCGGCCGTAAACTTCAAATTCGCTAACGAACTGTTTTACCTGTCAGCCTAAATCAATTAGTGAATTATTGAATTAGTGAATTAGTGATTTCTTAAAAGCTTGCTAATTCGATAACTCACTAACTCATTAATTATCTAAAATCAATTAGTGAATTATTGAATTAGTGAGTTAGTGATTTTTTAAGCTCTGACTATTCAATATCTCAAATTCGCTAATTCAACAACTCTCTAATTCACAATTCATTAATTCAATAACTCTCTAATTCACTAATTAATCAACACGCATGTCAATTTACAATAAAATAAACGCGGGCTTTAGCCTGGGGGCTGATGAGCCCGTTACATCGGGCATTGAAGATGTGATTTACATTTTTAACGCCGACGATGTTGTACTTACGTACGATACAACCAACCCGCTTATTGTTAAGGGTATAACCGCTGTAAACAACGCCAAAGTTTACAGGTTTGAAGGTACCAACAACAGCTTTAATACCATGTCGAAACTGGCAAAAACGCAGGTAGGTCCGCGTTATACCGAAGAGATAGATTTTAATATCGCCGGTTTATCGGTAGATATTAAAGGCCAACTGATGGCTATGGGTTACGGCAGGGTTCGTGCCATTGCGGTTAACAATTACAAAGCAAGCGATTCGGCCATCGAGCTTTTTGGCGCGGTGAACGGATTGATCCTTACAGAAGCCGAACGCAACGCGGCCGACGAAGCTATGGATGGCGGCTACAAACTAAAGCTAACCAATCCTGATAAGATGAAAGAACCTTATCCCCCACGCGCGGTATCTATCGCGCCCGGAAGCGGTACTGCAACTTATGCCAGTACAATAGCGGCCTTAGAAGCTTTGGTTGCGGCTTAATTATTCTGTAAAAGCAGGTCATTAGTCGTTGATATGCAACGGCTAATGACTATTGCAACTCATGATCAACTAAAACAACATTTCAATGGCTGACGACCTGAAAACCAAAAAACACATCCTTAAACCGGGGCTGCATCAATTCGTGCCCGGCTCGGCGGCTGTTCATTGTAACGAAAATCTGGGCGATGAAGAGGCCGAATGGTATATACAAAGATACCCGCATATCGCAGCGTTATTTATTTCGAAGGTAATTGAGGATATGACTATTGCATCGCCCGGGGCTGCCAGGCCTGACAGCAGTAACGCGAAAGCCGGAAAAAATTCAAAAGCAGGAGGATCCAAATGAAAACCTACCTACCGCAAATTGAACGCCGGATATTGGTAAGGCCAAATCAAACTTATGGTATCCTCAATTACGATTTGGATAACGCTTATCCGCAGCGTATGCTTGAACTGGTATCCGGCTCGCCAACGGCAAAAGACTGCTGGAATAAACGAACAAAGTTTATTGCCGGTACCGGCCTGGAAGAAAAAAACCTGGGCAAAACGGTGATCAATCCGCGGGGCTTAACCCTCGGCAAATTATTGAAAGCTTTAGCTACCGATAAAGCTTTGTTCACCGGTTTCGGTATCCATGTAAACTACGATGCCAACTTTAAGATAGTAGCGGTTACCCACGTGAAGTTTGAAGATATCCGTATGGGTGATACCGACAATCCGGAAACGGCCGACAAATATGCTTTGTACAGTGATTGGGGCCGAAAAACCTGGAAAAATATCATGCGCAGCAAAATAACTTTTGTTGACAGGTACAATCCCGATCCGGAAATAATCAAAGCGCAGGTTGCTGATGCCGGTGGCTGGGAGAATTATAAAGGCCAGTTATTTTATTTTAACCCCGAAATTGACGACTACCCCCTGATTGAAGCCGACTCGGTGTGGGAGGATTTTGAAACTGAAGCCGGTATCAAAATATTTAACAACCGCGAAGTTACTACCGGCTTTTTGCCATCCACCATGCTGTTTATGCAGGCACGCCGGGAAGAAGCAGACAATAGCCAGCCGGATGCGGAAGAATTTACCGGCATCAACGTACCATCGCAACTGGAAAAAGATCTCGGCTCGTTCCAGGGAGTAAAAAGCTCGCAGAAAATTATCGTTATTGAGTATGAAGACGAAAATTCAAAACCTGAATTTAAGGCTTACCCTATCCAGAACAACGATAAACTATTTGAAACCACCGAGCGCGCGGTTGAAGCGAGGATCATCAAAGGATTTTCGGTACCCAAAGAGCTGATCAATCCTGAAAAATCATCTGGCCTGAGTAACGGCAGCGAGAAAAAACAGGCCATATTAGAATTTAATGATAACACCGCCGCCGACAGGCAGGAGCTTTCAGAAACGCTGGCCGAAATCTTCAGCCATTTTCATGTAGATATTAATCCGGGCAACAACTGGAATATTATCCCGGTACCAGCCATAGCGGCAGATGACCTGGCAGGCATTAAAGCGGGTAGCAGCATCAACGATCTGTTACAATCAACCCTTCCTCAAAAAAATAAAATAGCCGCTTTAATGTACGCTTATGGCTTTAAACAAGCCGAAGCCGAAGCGATGTGCCCCTGATACTGCTAAAAGGGGAAATAAAAATAAATCATAAAAAAATTAAACTTCCCCTTTTTGGGGTTAGGAGGCTATGCTATGACCTATTTAATTAACCAAACCATTTTTCAGCAATACGAAGATATCAACGTAAACATAAAGCCCGAACGCCTTAAGGTGTTTATAAAAAAGGCCCAGGAGCTTGATTTAAAACCCTTTTTGGGGCATGCGCTGTATTATGAGCTGATCAAAAACTGCAACGAAGACGGTACTATAAACAACGAAGCCCCACAGCATTATAAAGATTTGCTTAACGGCAGCGAATATCTTGACAGATATGGCCACATTGTTTTATATGAAGGTATTTTACCAACGTTAGTGTATTTCACCTTCGCGCGTTTTATTGAAAACGACGCTATTCATTATACGGCTACCGGGCCGGTAATTAAGCGCCATGACAATGGCGATCCGTTAACTTCGCCCGAGGTGGTAAAACTGGTGCAGCAGCAGCGCAGCATTGCCAACGCCTATGCCAATGATATCGAAAAGTTTTTGTGGGATAACCAGGAACACTTCCCGCTTTGGCACTACAATGAAAAAAACAGGAGCGGCAGGCAGGCGGGTCCGAGGATAAGGGGTGTGGACCGTACTGATTTTAATTACCCGGGAACTATTAACAATTATAATTTACCTATAACCGATTTTTTAAACTAATGGCAAACGATAAAAAAATAAGCGAACTGCCCATAGCCCAGACTATAAACGCTACCGATAAATCAATACTGATCAGCAACAATGCCGATTACCAGTTTGATTTCGCATCACTGCTTCAATTTATAAACAGCGGTTTGGCGGCGGGGGCAAACCTTAGTTTCGGCACGGTACTTCCTCAAAATACCTTCGCGAAAAACGGAGATGTGTTCATTAATACAGCTACCGGATCCTTTGCCCAAAAAATAGCAGGTGTGTGGACGGTAGTTTACACCATCGCGGCGGCATCTGCAGCAACCGGCAACACCGTTTTATTTGGCAACGCCATTCCGGGCTCGGCTACCGGCAGCAATGGCGATACCTTTATCAATACCCTAACCGGCATATTTTACAAAAAAAACGGCGGCAGCTGGAGCCAGGTATTTTCGATGCAAACAGGTCCGCAAGGCCCCCAGGGTGTTAGCGGAACAAACGGAGCCAACGGCGCCAATGGTAAAACTATCCTTAACGGCGCGGTAAACCCAGCAAACAGTATAGGTACCGATGGCGATTTCTATATAAACACTTCATCATACTATTTATTCGGCCCCAAAACCGCAGGCGTATGGGGAGCAGGCATATCATTAATTATCTCGGGTGTTCAGTTTGAAGAAACGGCAAATAAAAATATCCCTAACGGTTATGCCGGACTGGATGGTACCGGCAAAGTGGCACCCGCGCAACTCCCCTCCTATGTTGACGACGTACTGGAATTTTCAAACGTATCGGCCCTGCCTGTAACCGGCGAGGCCGGTAAAATTTATATCACTACCGATAACAATAACCAATACCGCTGGAGCGGCACTTCATACATCCAGATTGTAAGCTCACCCGGCACAACAGACGCGATCCCCGAAGGCACCAACAACAAATACTTCAGCGTTTCGCGGGTATTAAACGCCCTACTTGCAGGTATCAGTTTCGGTACATCTGCAGCTATATCCGCAACCGACACCGTTTTGCAGGCCCTCGGCAAGCTCCAGGCACAAATAAACAACCTGTTTAAAATACCCAACGGCGGTACCGCAGGCCAGGTGCTGGCGAAGGTTGATAGTACAGATGGGAATGTGCATTGGGTGGATGCGGAGAGTGGGGGGTACAATAATGAAAGTGAGTCCAATTTATATCCTTTACTCGCTGTAAATTCGGCTGCCTACTTATATAGTTTTGGGACAAGTATGACTGCGGCATATCTTTTACAGTTCCCTTTTTGGGATTCATATTCTGCGCAATTTGCCGTTAGGTTAGGGCTTTATCAAGATAATACAAATTACGCGCAAAGTGCATCAAACTCATTTTCTGCATTAAGACAAGCATATGCCCATCTGCCGACGAAGCAAAACAGAAACATAGCTATAATCGTAGAAATGGGGCTAAATGATTTTCAAGGAGGGATACTGCAAAAAGAATATAATCGACTTGAAGGTATACTAACTTCCTTTTTAGCAAATTCTTTTTTGGAAAGTGCATATCCAGGAAATGCTCCAGGAAGCGTCAAGACTGGTTCTTGGAATAGCTTTGATAGTACGTCGCATGGAGGAAAAGCAAACTCATTAAATGGCACAGCACTACAGTCAACCACAGTTGGCTCAACTTACACGCTATTTAATACCTCAAATGAAGTTGTAATTGGAACATATGCAAATGATGGAACTGGCACAAACCCTACTGGTGGTTTTGAGGTGTACTTGAATGACGTTCTATATACAACATATAACCCGGATGGTAAAACGTCAGGGATTACCGATGTTACTGGATATGATAATTCTATAACCCCTGATGCCGTAATAATAAAAGGATGTTCTGGAAAAACTGTTAAAATTGTAACAACTTCCAATAAGCCAACTATAATAGACTATTTTGGCAGTTTAGGTGCCAGCAACAATTTCGCACCTGTATTTGTGAGCCTCATACCACGTTTAGCAGATGCTGCTTACATTCTTGACGGGCCATCGAGAACTCCTGAAATCTTAAGTGAAGGGGATCGGATAATTAAAAGAGTTGTTGATTCCTTTAGAGGATACCCTGTTACAGTCGTTGAGATTAACAAATATTACGATCCCAACACACAAACAATAGATAACCGACATGCTAATATTGATGGACACAAAGCAATCCTTAAGGCTTTTTTAGAAAAAATACAAGCTGGCGTTAATGGCTGGCCCGTGCCTCATGTACCCATAATTGGAGCTGAACGCTTTTTAACTGTTGGCAACAATGGAGTCATGACAAATTATGATGCTGCAGATTATATTGTAAATCCAACAGAGCTGACATCTGCAAATTTTTCTACAGGAAGAGCGGATATCGCTGGCAAAACAGGTCAAATATCTGCCGATACTGATTTCTTATATCTCTGTGTTGGTATTAATACTTGGGTAAGAGTAGCCTTAATTCAGGATAAAATAGATCTTTTTCTCGCTCCCATAGATGATAGTAGTGGAGCAAAAACATCCTCTGAGTTAAATTCAACCTATCCTGCAGCAGTAATTTATCAAGTAGTCAGAGGTATTCAATTCAATTATCAAAAAGTATCATCAATTGTTTGGGAAAAAACTGCTAAATCTACAGCATAATGTCACATATTTTAAAATCAGGTTCGTCTCTCTTTACGACAAGCGGTTCAATAATAAGAATTAAAGACACCATAAATGTATTAAGAGAGCCTATAAATATTAATTTAAATTACCCTCAATTTATTGAATACGACAATGCTACGCATCGCTATTATATCGCTAACAGTAATACTATCAAAGTATACAATGAAGCTTTTAACTTGCTTGCGACCATAAATGGAATAGCTGGAATAGTTTCACTTCAAATTGACGCAATAAATAACAGGCTGATTGCAACAGATAGAAGCACATCTACGTTCTACGCTATTGATACAACAACTTATTCAATAACAAACATATTCTCTGCTTCCGGGCTAACCGAATCTGTAAGAACCGGTTATTACGATAGCCAAACTAACAGGTTTTTTATAGGTACTAACAAGATTTACATTTACTCGAATACAGGCATCTTATTGGGCATGATTACAGATAGTCGAATTCAAGCATCTAATGTTATAAATCTTTTTGTTAACCCCTACACGAACTTCTTATTAATATCGATACCTGGTAAAATATTATTAGCAGACACCACGTCTATGCTAGTTCAAGCGAACGCAATAACCGGCTCGGGCGTAACCACACCTGCATTTATAAGGCTGGATCCTATTAATCCAAACTCCTATTGGCTTTGTAATACAGCGGAGACATATTTAACTGAAATGAGTGTAGCAACAAATACTGCAATAAGGATAGTAAGATTAGGAGAAAGCACTCCATACTCAATTTGGGTTAATAACCAAATTGGACTATACTCAATACTCGTAGCAGATACGGGATATAACCAGTTCTATAAATTGAGTGAGAAATTGGTTTAAAATTTGTTTAAAATTGACTGCTTAGCGGCCATCTTCGATAACTTTTTTCCGATATTAATCGAAGGCAACTCAATATACTTATATGTCAATTTTGAAATACAAATCAATCCCAATAATAGTAATATATCCAAAAAAAAGTTCAACAATGAATTAAATCTAAAAGGAGCAAGCCCCCTAAATTGATCAAAACAGTAAACAGTTAATGGTATGTGGATTAAATAAATAGAATATGATATATCACCTAATCTACTAATGGTATTATTCGGTAATGGTTTATAGTGAGCAATAGCGATCAATATTGCCGTTAGAATACTGGCTATAAAAAAATGAACACTTTGATGGGCGGGGTAAAATGCGAATAAAGCCAAGCAAAGTAAAAATACATTTAAAATCAATTGCGACTTACTATCATTCAGTATCTTAAATAAGGCAATCCCTAAACAAAACAATGGCCAGAATTTAAAAAAAGATAAAAAGCCCAAATCTGTTGACGGCACAACATAACTCCCTATTGTTATTAATATTAATAGAAACATAAAATACTGTTTCTTAAAGCACGAACTAAGAAATACTGTAATATAAAATAGCACTTCGTAGAGCAAAGTCCAATATGACCAATTAATTGGTGCTATCTTAGTAAAAGGGTAAGTCAACATACAGATAGTAAAAAATATATCACGACCAGTTTTGGGTAGTATTGCTACTGAATTATAGCCATACAATAATCTTAGAAGAACAATTATAAAAAGCGTAAAAATCAAACTGAACCAATATGGTGGGAAAATCCTAAAAAGTCTTCTAATAATAAACTCAATCGGATTTTTTGTGTGACGTAACGCGATCATAACGCAATAACCACTTATTACGAAAAACATAGGAACCCCTAACTTACCATACTTGAAAAAAAAATTAGCATAAAAATTATCGGGCCTACTAGTGGGATGATAATAAATATGATATAATACTACAGATATGGCTGCAATAAACCTTAAAAAATCTATTAAATTATTGCGTTTAGATTCGGTCATTTCTACAAAGTAAATAATTATATTCTTTAAGTTACTCTTCTTTAGTATCTTTTAGTAAAAGCCTAACTACCATTACAATTAAAGGATTTCAATTATATAATAACAATTTACTTAACGGTTCTTTACTCCCTCTCACCTTATCCCCATCCCCCCACCCATGACAACATTCGAACACCAGGAAATTCGCGGCATAACTATCAAGAACATGATCGTTACTATTGCCAGCACCATCAGCATCGTAGTATCCGTAATGACGGTTTACTTTCAGCTCAAAGGCGACATTCAGGACATCCGTTCATCCCAGGAAACACAAACGCGTATCAACGAAATCAGGCTTAAAGTAATTGAAGGCCAGGTTGCTATATTACAGCAGGAGGTAACCAGGCTTAAAGAACAGAAAGGATCTTAA